CCGCGCGTCGCGCTCACGTTCCATATTGTCCCGGTCACCTTGGTGCCAAGGCTCACGTTGTTCGGCGCCCCAGCGTTGTATCCGGTTGTGTAGTTCGCGTTGTACTGCGCCGCCGTGTAGTATCCGTCCCGCGCCGTGGCGTAGATGGAGCTCACGTCGATCTGGAGCGTGGCCGTCGTTCCGTCGCCCTTTGTGATCGTGAAGTCGTGCACCAGCGCAGAAACGCCGGACGTTCTTCCTCCGGCCGTCCCGCTGGACGGTCTCCCGTCGTTGTACCCGTCCGTGTATACGCTGTCAGCGCTGATCGATACCTCGTCCCTGAAAAGGATCTGATCCGCGTTTCCTTCTCCGTCGTCGGAATATACGATAAACGTCCGTTTGACGTTTTTCCCGCTCTTGCTGACCGGTATGCTCGTGTCGGGAACAAGCGTGTTATATACAATTCCGGATTTTGTGTTTCCCTGTGGTGATGCGGTTACTGTGAATATTCTGCCGCTCCACGCACCGCTCAGTGAAGTGGCCCGGCTAAAAGTCAGCGACGGCTCTGTTTCGTTTTTCTCCGAATACTTCCACAGTTTCAGCGTGTTGCCATCGACGCTTGCCTTCGCGATCATGTTCGCCACGTCCGGCGGCGTCAGCGTGTATGTGTTGGCTCCGACAAAGTTCAGCGTATACAGGTTCAGCTTCGCGTCGTTGCTGTTGGCGATCGTGACCTCTTTCTCGAAGTATACGTTTTTCTTGAAGTGCGCGACGTTGTTGCTGATGGCCAGCACGTCGCTCAGCGCCACGCTGCTCCCGGCGCCGCCGATCAGGATCTTGTTCCCCAGGATCTTCGTTGTGCTGGTGCCGTCCTCGTTGATCGTCGCGATGAGGCCCGCCCGGTTGATCGTGTTTCCCGGCGTCGTCTCGCTGTAGGCGCCGTTTGTCCATTCGTAATATTTTTTATTCGCCAGGCTGTAATACAGGTAGCTCGCGCTGCCCGTCTCCGGGAAGTCCGCCACCTTCGCATAGCTCTTGATCGGCCGGTTGTCCGTCGCCGTCACCAGCAGGCTCGCCTGGCCAGCTGCCAGGTCCAGCCGCCCTTCCAGCTCCACGTCCTTCTCTTCCAGCGTGCTGATCTTCGCCACCCCGGCCGTCACGCTGCTGCCGTTCTGGTCCACCCAGCTCTTGGCCCCCGTGGCGTCCTGCACGCCCTGCAGGATGCTCGTGCCGTTCTGGTTGATCCAGCTCGACGCTCCGGATGCGTCCTGCACGCCCTGCAGGATTGCGCTCTCGTTCTGTTCGATCCAGCTCTTCGACAGCGTGGCGTCCCCCGCCGCCGCCGTCACCCGCTGGTGGATGCCTTCGCCGTCCACCACCAGGCTCGCCACCCTGCTCCAGTTGACCACCTGGCCGTCTTTGATCACGCTGCCGCCCACAGCCTCCGCGATCATGGCCACATGGTCCTCCGTGTCCACAAACCAGGCGTGATCGTCTTTCGATTGTTTCGCTGACGTCCTTCCGCCCTTGCTGCTGGCCTTGTTCGCGTTGTTGATGATGCTCGCCAGGTCTTCCGTCAGGTTCGCCAGGGTCGCCGTCACGGCTTCCGGCGCGCCGATCTTGTCGCTCCAGCTGAGCTTTGTCACCTTTTCCGTGATCGTCGTGTTAAATTCCGGCAGCGGCACCCGGCACTTTTTGTTGATCACAAAATGGTCCAGCGGCTCGCCCGTTGCCTCGCTCAGGTCCAGCCCGCTGATCGTGATCGTGACATTCGGCTCCGCGTGCCTGCTCAGCCGCTCGTTCGCCCAGGCCGTCAGCTCCTCCGCCGTGGTCTTGCTCTGGTCTGTCTCAACCTTTTCGATCACGCCGTATGTGTTCTCGTTCCGGCTCACATAGTTGCCCGTGATGTGCAGATCGTCTTTGCCGATAGGGTAGAACCGGGTATACATCCGGCTCGTGTCCACCGTCTTCCGGAGGGTCGTAATGTTCCGGCCCATTCGCATCTCGCTGTCCACGTCGCTCCCCAGCTGCAGAAAGCTGATCGTGAACGGGATCGCGCTCAGGTCGAACGACCAGTAACAGTCGCTCAGGCTCCCTGTCACCGTCTCCAGCGCCGTAAACAGGTTTTCCCCGTTAAAGTTGTACGGGTTGCTCACGCTGCTGTACGCCGCGGCTACCGTGCCCAGGGTAAACATGCTGTGTTTGCTCAGGATGTACGCCAGCGCCTCCGCGGCGTAGCATTTGCCCGCCGGCGCCGTGCTGCCCTGGGCCCGCATGTCGGTTGGTTTCGTCTCTCCGAACAGGATCAGGTCCTTCAGCGCGTTCGCGATGTGCTCCAGCGTCACTGTCCTGGTCTCTGTGTCGTACTGGATGTTCACCGTCTTTACCCGCCAGACGATGCCCGCCCCGGGCTCCTCGTCGTCCAGCAGCCATGCGCCCATCTGGATCTCCGGCGCCTCCGGCCCCAGCGTCAGCGTGGCCGTGCTCTTCCGTTCCTCCAGGTTCAGCGCCATCCTCTCCGGCCTGAACCAGTCCGCCTTCGTCAGGCTTTTCCCGCTCAGCAGATACATTATGCAAATCTCCCTTTAATGGTTACCGCGAAGTTGCCCGCCCGCTGCGCGCTGTACGTCACCGTCTTCGATCCCGGCTTGATATACAGGTCGTCGCTGCTGGCCGCCGTCCGCTTGCCCATAGCACTCCGGTATGTCCCGCTCGTGTTCTTGATCCGGATCCGGATCAGTTTTCCCACGTGGTCGATACTCAGTATCTCGTTCTGCTTCAGCCCCAGGCTCGTGAAGCTGATGGAGCTGTCTCCCGTGCTCACCGTGAACGTGTCGCAGTCGCTGCTGTTCGTGTTCTTGAACTCAATTTCCGCCACCGTCCGCGTGTTGCCGCCCACCGTCAGGCTCAGGCTTCCGCTGCTGGCACTGCTGTTTGACCCGCTGACCCATGTGCTTTCCTGCCAGTAGGGAACTTCATACGCCCGGAAAGTGATCGTGTAAACCGTCGTCCATTCATATACGTCCCCGGCTCCCGGGCACTGCACGCAGATCACGTTCAGCTCCCGGCCGGTCCGGTGTCCCACCGTCAGCACGCCGCCATCCGCGGCCCATTTGTTGATCGTCTCCAGCAGCGTGCTCCGCGTGGCCATCACGTCCTCGTTCAGGCTGAACTTCACGTTCACGTCCAGCGACTCCCGCCGCCGCGTTGTGACCCGCTGCCCGCTGTTTCCTGCCGTCGGCGTCGTGCTGATCGTCTCTTTTCCCGCGCCTTCTTCGATCGCCTTGATAATGATCCGGCTGTCCAGGCTGTCCAGCTGCGTCCCGTTCAGCGCCACCCGATGTGCAAGAATCATTTTTCCACGCTCCTGTTAATCAATGTCGGCCGCGATCAGCGCACTGACCTCCGGCGCCACCAGCCGCGCAACGACTTCGCTGTCCATCTTGAAGATAATGCTCCCGGCCACTCCGCGCACCGCAGCTGCGACGGCCGCCGGCATCTCGTTCAGGCTCTGGATGTCCGCGCTCGTGACCCCGTTCTCGTCGCTGCCCTTCTTCCACCAGTCCGCCGGCAGGTCCAGCGGGTTTTCCTGGTCGTTCAGCTGGTTCTGCCGCATCATTTCGTCAATCTCGAACACCAGGTCCGACAGCGCGCCCCCGTCTCCCAGCGTCTCGTCCAGCCGCACCAGCGCCGCGGCCACCGTATCGTCTCCCGCGCCGCTCCACAGCGTGTCATAATACTGCTCCGCCGCGGTCCGCTGCGCCGCCGTGAAGCCGGAAAACAGTCCCGGCTCCTCGTATGCCTGGATCTCTGTGGCGCCGTTTCCGTTCAGGCTGTTCAGCGTCATCCAAAGCGGCCTGTTGATCGTGCTCTTTTTCAGTTCCGCCGGCGTCTGCTCCTGGATCGTGTCGGCCAGCTCCTTCACCTCGTCGCTGGCATTCTCCATGAACTCCCCGGGCTTGTTCAGGTCCTTGTTTGTCCCCAGCGGGTCCTCGCCCCGGAACATCTTCCACAGCGTGTCGATGATCGGCACCGCCAGCGCTACCAGGCCCACGCTCATCGTGATCCCTGCCAGCGCAGAAACAAACGGCCCTGCTGCCGCGCTCACTGCGCTGGTGATCGTGCTCCCCAGGCTGGTCACGCCGCCGGCTGCCCCGGCCACGCTGCCGAGCCCGCCGCCGTTCAGCATACTCGCCAGCCCGCCGAACCCGTTCGCCATCTTGATCGTCGCGATGTGTCCCGCCAGCTGGCCGATGGTGCTCACCATGCTCAGCACCTTCCCGCCGGTCCACACCCCCGCCAGGATCAGCAGCGCATCCTTCGCGTTCTGCGCGTTATCCTTTGTCAGCCACTTCAGCGCGTCCGCCAGGCCGCCCAGGATGTTCCCGATCGTGCTCACAATCGGATCCTCGCTGCTCTTCAGCTCCTCCGCCACCTCGTCCAGCGCTTTCACGCCCGCCCTGATAGCCTCCGCCAGCGTCCTGAAGGCTTCCTCCAGGTTCGTCCGCAGGTCGGCCAGCGCCTGCTCCCGTTCTTTCGGCGTCTTCGCGTCAAAGAACCGGGCCAGCGCGTCCAGGGCGCCGCTCACGTTCGTCATGATGTCCAGCGTGATCGTGCCGAACCCGCCCGCGAATTTACCCTGCAGCATGTCCCACTTTTCTTCAATGCTCTGCAGCTGGATATAGACGTCGTTCATCGTCCCCAGCGTTTTAGCGTCCATCAGATAGCCGCCGTTCTCCTGCAGCTCCGCCATCTTCCCGGTGATCGTGTCCAGGTTCGTCACGAACCAGCTCACCGTGGCGCTCTTCTTCCCGCCGAAGATCTCGCTCATGGCGTTGTCCCATTTGCCGCCCGTGCCCCACTCTTTGTAGGCCTTGCTCATGGCGTCCAGGACCGCCATCGTATATTCCACGTTGTTCGTGTAGTTTGCGTCGCTGATTCCGAAGATCTCCGCGATCTTCTTGTTTTTCCCGCCGAAGCTCAGCTGGCTCAGCAGCGTCGTAAAATCGCTGAATTTGCCCTCGTCCACGCTTTCGATCGCCCTGGAAAACAGCTGCACCTGCTCCGCCGTGGATCCGAAATAATTCGCCAGGTCGGTCCAGTTGTTCGCCTTTGCCGCCGTGTCCGTGATCAGGTCCCACAGTTCGCCCACGGCTTCCTTCGCCGTGTCGATAATCCCGGTGAAAAGGCCTTCCACCGCGCCGCTCACGCTGTCGCCCAGGCTCCCCAGGCCCTCGAAGGCCTGGGCAAAGCTGTTGGCCGCCACCGTGCCCATCTGCGCGTCCCCGGCCAGCTTCTGAAAGCCCTGCCCCGCGTCCTCCAGGCCGCTCTTCATGTTTGCCAGCGCGGTCCGGGCGTCGTTCAGCTTGACCTCCCACTTCGCGATCTCGTCCTGGTTGTCCCCGTATTTCTTCCGGACCTCTTCCAGGGCCTCCGTGTAGGTCTTGACGATCTTTTCCTGTTCCTGGATCTGCTTTTGCAGGTTCTTGATCTTGACCTGGTTCTTCTCCTGCTCCGTGGCGTTCTTCCCCAGCTCCGCGGTCTCGGCCTTCAGCTCGCTCCGCAGGGTCTTCAGTTCGCGCTGCGCGTCCTTCAGAGCCTGTTTGTACTCTTTCTCGCCGTCCAGTACGATTTTCTGTTTGATGTCGTTCGCCACGTTCACCGCTCCTTAATTCTCTATCATCCAGCCCCGGTTTCCCTCCGCCGGCATGAATACTGCCTGCCCGATGTGGCCGCATCTCACCTTCGGCTCGCACCAGATCTCGTACCCCAGCCGCTGCGCCCTTTGGCAGAAGGCCAGGTCTTCCCCCAGGTCCTTTGTCGGCAGGAAACACTGCCCCTCGTTGGCGTTCATCACCTGAGGCAGCACCTCCGCCTTCATCAGCACCAGGCCGAACCCGCACCCGGCCACCCGGAAAAGCTCCCGCTCCCACCGGTCGTGCCAGATCACCCGCGGCTCGATCGCCTTGAAGATCACCGGCGGGTAGGGGTGGTGCCGGCTGATATACAGCCCGCATACGATGTCCTTTCCCGTCTCCTGCAGCCGCTCCAGCGCATCCGCCTCGAATACCATGTCGCTGTCGATCCACAGCACGTGCGTGAACCCGCCGCTGATCGCGAACCGGGCCAGGTCGTCCCGGGCCTTGTGGACCATCGTGCCCCGGGTCATCTTCTCCTCAAACGGGATCTCCTGGTCCTCCAGTTTTCGTTTCAGCTTGTTCAGGCTTTCCGCGAATCGCTGTTTGATGTCCTCATAGCAGGGCACCGCGATCAAAAGTTTCCCGATCATTTCCGTCTCTTTCTCCCTGTCCTTCCGCCGGTGACCCTCCCCAGGATGCCCTTTCCGAAGTTCATCCGGCTGTCATAATCGGCGCGGATCCGGTACAGGTCCATGATCCATCCGGGCTGCATCCGCCGCGCCTCCGTAAACGATACCCCGGCGACCAGCGCGTATCCGTAAAACTCCCGCGCCCGCGTCGCCCGCCGGTTCATCCGTTTTTTGCTTCGTATTCCTTCTCCAGCGGGTTCGCCGCCTTGTCGCTGGCCTCCCCGCCGTCCCGGGTCTCGCTCTTCATGCCTTCCTCGATCGCCGCCTTGATGGCCCCGCTGATCTCGTTCAGCTTCGCCATGCTCTCATGCCCGGTGATCTCGTTCCCGGTCACGTCCTCTGGCAGCCCGTCCAGGTTCCGCTGGCAGTTCGCCATGATCGCGAACAGCTTCCGCACGGTCTTTACCATCTGCCCGCCGCTCATCTGCTCAAACGCCTGCCGGATCCCGCCGAACTGCTCCTCCAGCTGCTCCAGCGCCCACAGGTCGAACCGCAGCCGGTACATCTTCCCGTTAATCCTGACCTCGTTTTCTCTCTGCTCCCTGTCCATCTTTTTCGCTCCTTGTCTGTTGAATAGTTAAAAGCAGGGAGGGACCCGCACAAAGTCCCTCCCTGTTTCCCGTCTTAGGTATTCCCGCCGCCGCCGGTGATCCCCGCCTGCGTCTGCAGCCAGGCGATCGCCGCCGCTTCGCTGGTCAGCGGGCTGTCGTTGGTGATCGCGAAGCACATCGGCCCGCCGCTCGTCAGCTGCACGCCGACGCCGGTGCCCTGCACGTTGTAGTGCTGGTAGCTGATGCTGTCCGTTCCCGTGGACGCGCTCAGGCTGTCCATCGTGAACTTCTGCTTGTAGATCCAGATGCCGATCCACTGGTCCGTCTCGTCCACCGGCGTCTCGTTCCAGATATAGAACCCGATGCCGTAGAAGTCCGGCTCCTTGTCGCTGATCAGCAGGTCGTTGGTGGCCAGCACCCAGTTCAGCAGCGCCTTCTTCATCGCCGCCGGCAGGTCCGCCAGCTCGAACGCGCTGCTCACGCCGACCATCTTCTTCTTAAACGCCACCCGGATGCCGTCGGCGTAATCGCTGCCCTCCGCGAACTGGAAGTTCACGTCCGCCTTGACCACCAGGTTGCTCGCCTGCGCGCCGCCCGTATAAGCGACCGCGCTGCCCGCGCCGCCGCTGGAGAACTTCGCGTAGGTCAGACCCTTACACGTAAGAATCATAGGCTTTTACCCTCCGTTTGCTTCATTGATTATTTTGTCGTTTTCCTTCTTCATGGCCGCCTCGATGGCGCTTTCGAACTTCTTCCGCTGCGCGCTGCCGGTGATAAACTTATCGCCCATCTTTTTCCAGGTCGCCTTCTTCTTTCCCCGGCCATAGTTGGTCACGTAGGCCTTGGTGGCGTTCCGCACCCCGTGCCGGTCCGTGCCCTGGGGATAGACGTCCATCCATCCGCCGTCCAGCGTTTCGTGATACTGGCCCGGCCCCACGCTTTCCAGCATGTCGCCGCCGCCCTCGCTGATGTGGTTGTGCGTCCGGATACTCTCCTTCACGCCCTCCACCAGCGACGCCGCCCCGGCTTCCACCAGGCGGCGCACGGTGTCGCGGCTGAGCTTCGCCAGCTGGTTGTCCAGCAGCTCAAACCCGTTGTAGGTCATTTGCGCCATGATCAGAAACTCCTCCCGCTGGCGTGCTGCGCCGTGCCCTCGATCGTCAGGCTGCCGCCCATCTTCATCCGCACCACCCAGCTCCACCGCACCTTGTTGATGTCGTGCAGGTATTCCCGCTGGGGCGCCGTATAGGGCAGGCCCGCCCGGGCCAGTACGTCCTGGACGTCCGTGATCCACTTGTGGCTGTTCCCGTTCACGTACACCGTGATCCGGATCTGCCATCCCTGGGCGATCTTCTTTCCGTCCGCGCTGTCGCTGGCGATCTCGCCCTCCAGCTCCACCACCCCGTAGTTCTCCGGGGCCTTCTCCAGCCAGGCGTCCTCCACAAAGATCAGCCCGCTGATTGTGTTCAGCCCGTCCAGCAGCTGCTCAAACTTGTCCTTCTGGACCGTATCCGCCATGGTTTACACACCTCCGTCCTGCACCCGCTGGCACTTCAGCCGCAGGTAGTCCCGCATGTATCCCAGGTGGTTCACCTCCAGGATGTTGAACAGCTCCGTCCCGTGCCTCACCCGCCAGGTGCGGTCGATGTCGTCCCGCCACCGGATCGTAAAGGTCACGGTGTTCTCCGCGTCCACCGCGTGGGCCAGGAAGAACTCCCGGCCACTGACGTCCTGCCGCGCTGCGTAGACCGTCGCCACATCGTCATAGCTGTCGTCGTCTTCCGCGTGCACGCCCACAGGGCCCGCGGGCTTCAGCAGGGTCACCGGGTGGCGCAGGTCTCCGCTTTTGATGCTCCGTCCGGCCATCCCGTTACCTCCTGCTCTGGTCCCGCAGCTGGTGCACGCTCGTCACGATATACACCGGGATGGCGGCGTTCCCGTCTGCGTTCCCGCGGTTGTCGTACATCCAGGCCGCCAGGTTGCACACCCAGAACAGCCATAGCTCGTTCTCCGGGCTCTCCGCAACCCCCGCCGCCTTGTACCACTCCACGGCCGCGTGATAGCACATCTCCAGCACGGTATCCTCGGCCTCCGGATCTGCTCCGGCAAACCGGCGCACCATGCTCATGATGCTGTTGTTTTCGGCCATGGTCTCAGCTCCTTATTCCTTCGTTGTCGTTTTCCTCGTTTTGGCTGCCTTCGCCGGCTTTTCCGCCGCCACCGCCCGCGTGACGGTTTTCACGTCCATCGTCACGGTGGCCTCTTTTCCCTGCTTCAGCGCCGCCACTTCTTTCTCGAGCTTCCGGATCTTTTCTTCCATCTGCTCAAGCCGCTCGTTGATTCTCATCCTGTCCTCCTGTCAGCCTTAGCCCGGCAGCACGGCCACCCACTGGCCTTCTGCGTTCACCGTCAGCACCTTGCCCACGTCTTCCGACGTCACCGCCGGCAGCTGGCTGGGGATGTTGCCCGCGACCCACTGGCCGCTGCTGTTCACCATCAGCGCCTTGCCTTCGTCGGTGGTTTCCACCGTGGGCAGCTCCACGGTCTCGGACCCCTTGGCCCACTTGCCGCCGGAAACCTTCAGCACACTGCCGTTGTCGTCGGATGTTACCGCCGGCAGCTCCGTCACGCTGACGCCTACCAGCTTGTCCGCAATATCCTGCAAAGCGTTCGCCATTTTCGCCATGGTTTTCGCCCTCCTGTTGTTGTTTTTTGTTAATTAAGTGGGACCGGCCGCCCCTTCTTTTCCTGCGTCAACCGCCTTTTATGGACGGCGCCCGAAGGGTTCCAAAAGGGCGACCGGAAAGCCCCTTTGATTAGCTCAGAGCGAGCTTGCGGCCTACGATGGCCGCGGTGTCGAACTTGCTCACACCCAGCCGCACGATGCCGCGCACTTCGGTGGAGTCCTTCGCCCAGGCGTCGCCGCCGATGTCGGTGCTGGCGACCTCGAAGCCTTCCTTGCGGAACAGCGTCGCGAACTCCTTGCCATCGCCGATGTAGAACGGCGCGTAGGTGTTCGTCGACAGGTTGGGCAGCTGCGCGTCGGAAACCTTCACGATCTGGCGGCCGAACATCCGCAGCAGCGTGGCGTTGGTGGGATCAGGCTGCAGCAGGCCGCGGCCCATGTCGTCCACCAGCTGGTCGATGGCGTCGAAGCCGGTCTGGTTGGTGATGATCACCGCGCTGGCGCTGATGGCCGGATCCAGCGTCTTGTTCAGGATCGTCTTGATCGCGCCGTCGGGGGTGATGCTTCCGCTGGTCAGCGCGGTGCTGGGCGTGCCCAGGGCGGCGATCAGCAGGCTGTTCTCGGTGATCACCAGTTTCTTGGCGAACCAGCGGCCCAGGTAGGCCATCAGGTTGGCGGCTTCGTCGTTCAGCAGCTCGTTGCTGATCGGGATCCGCAGGCCGTACTTGGTCAGGCTGTAGGTCACCTTGGCGAACACGGGCTGGTCGCTGTTGTTGGCCACCGTGCCCATCTCGTCAATGGACGGCATGGCGCTGCTGGGGGCGGTGTCGATCACGCGCCAGCCGGTGGGGGCAGACACGGTCTCTTCGCTGAACAGCGGGGCCAGGGGATTCAGTTCCCGGCGCAGCTCGCGGATGGTGTTGTCGATGTCGATCGGCACCAGGAAGCCGCCGTCTTCGCCCACGGGATCGCCGCCGCCTTCGGTCATCGCGTCATACAGGATCTTGCACTTCTCGTCGCCGCGGCCCTTCCGCGGGCTGATGCCGTTGCGGATCGCGTAGCAGAACGCCCGGGCATACTCGTTGGAGGCCCGCATGTCCTTCCGGCTCTTGGGCTCCTGCTTTTCGGCGGGGGTCAGGGTGGCCTGCGCGGCGCCCTTCAGCGCGGCGTAGCTGTCCTGCAGCGCGCTCATCCGCTTCTGCATGTCGGCGGCGACGCCCTGCTGCTTCACGATCTCGTCCATCGTCACGGCCGGATCCGCGCACATGGCGGCCAACTTCTGGTTCGCGGCCTGAATCTGGCCGCCGAGGGTGGTGATCTGGTTCATCATTTCCTGCAGAGTCATTTCTTTTTTCCTCCTGTAAATTTTTCTGCAAAAAGTAAAAGCGCCCACGTGGACGCTTTTCTGTTTCCCGGTCAGTTCTTCGGACCTGTTCGGTCAGTGTATGTTTTCCCCGAAGGTCCAGGGCGACCGGAAAGCCCTGGTCGCGCCGCAGCGCGAAATTCCCTTGTTAACACTGGGCGGCGATGATTGCCCTGTGAGCAATCTCCGCCCGCTTTGCGATTTCTTCCCGCTTCGCCTTGTCAGCGGGTTCTTCCGGTTCGTCCGGAAGCCTGGCCGCGATCTCCGCGACGCCGTGGGCCTTGGCGCTCATCTTGGTCGGCCGCACAAGGCTGGCCGCCGCGCCGGCCGCTCCGTAGATCTCGTCGGCGAAGCCTTCCTCCACACAGGTGGCCGCGCTCATCCAGGTCTCCGCGTCCAGCAGCTTCTTCAGCTCCTCCCGGTCTTTCCCGGTCCGCACCTGGTAGGCGCTGATCAGGCCCTCGCTGATCACGTCCAGCGTCTTCGCCGTCTTCCTCAGCTCCTTCGCGTCGCCCATGGCGATGGTCCACGGGTTGTGGATCATCATGTAGGCCACCGGGTGCATCAGGATCCGGTCCCCGGCCATGGCGACGATGCTCGCCGCGCTGGCCGCCAGGGCGGTGATGATCACCGTCACGTTGCCCTTGCCGTTCAGCCGGTGCTCCTTCAGGGCGCTGTAGATCTCCGCGCCGGCCATCACATCCCCGCCGGGGCTGTTGATGTGCACCGTCACGTTCCGCATCCCGTCCAGCGCCTTCCGGAAGTCCTTCGCCACGCAGGCGCCGTCCGGCGTAAACCAGCCTTCCTCGGCGATGATCTCTCCGTCAATGTCCAGCACGCCGTCTTCCGGACTGTCGGCGTCGTTCCTCAGGTTCCAGAATGTCATTCAGACTCTTCCTCCTTTCCATCAGAATTTCCGCCGCCGTTTCCGAGCAGCAGCTCCGGATGTTCCACGGCGATCCGCAGCGGGATCAGGTCCCGGCTGCTCATCAGCAGGTCACCCACCGGATCCGGCGGGAGCCCCAGCTCCGAGCGCACCTCGTTCGGCTTGCGCCAGCCGCCGCGGATGGCCATCTGGTTCCGCTCCGCGGTGGTCTTCACGTCCGTCCGGGTCAGACTCGTCACGTCAAACCGGAACCGGTAGCCTTCCGCGTACATGTCCGGCGTCAGCACCTTCCGGTTGAACTCCTCCTCCCACTGCTCGACCTTCGGGCCGATGGTCAGCGTCAGGTATTCCAGCGTCTGCTGTTCGTTGTTCCCGGGGCTGGTGTCCGCGTAGTCCCCCAGCATGTGCGGCGGCAGGTTGTAAACCGTGGCCACCCGGTTCCGGGTGATCCTTTCCACGTTCAGCACCTGGGCGTCCACGCTGGAGCTGGCGAAGTTCGTCGCCGTCATCCCGCCTTCCAGGATCACCACGCTCCGCCCGCTCTTCTCATAGGTCTCCAGGAACCGATCCACCGCTTCGTCTTTCTGCTGCTGGCTCAAACCCACGTTCGGCACCGTCAGCATGATCCCGTGGTTCACGCCGTCCAGCTGATCCAGGCTCATTTCCTTCACCTGGGTGTCATAGTCCAGGCTCTTCCGCAGCACGTCAATCGGCCGGATCCCCCGGATCCCGTTTGCGCTGATATGCTTGATCGCCAGGATCAGGAACCCCGGCGCCAGCGCCTCCGTCCCGTCGTCCATGATCACGCTGTACCAGATGTTCCCTTCCGCGTCCCGCTTCGGCGTCACCCGCGTGGGATTCAGGATGTCCAGCCGCATCAGCTGGCCCATGCTGTTGAGCACCTGCAGCGCGTAGGCCGTGCCCTCGGTGTTCAGAAACACCTCCATCGTCTGCTTCCAGCTGAAGGCGCTGAAGTTCGGGTGCGGCTCCAGGCTCACCAGCCGCTCCAGCGGGTGGTTCTCCTGAATCTCGAAACCCTTATACAGGTGCATCGGCATGGACGCCATCGTGTTGCTGATCCGGCTCACCGCGGCGTAGATCGCCTCGTTCCCCGTGATCGTCACGTCCGCCCGCGGCCGGTTGATCATCTTCAGGTCCCGGCTCCGCACCGGCCGCTCAGGCTTGTCCCTCGCCTGTGCCTTGTGCCTCCGCTGAAATGGCCATTTCATCTTTTCACCTTCTCCTTCTTGCCGGCAGATCCACCACGCGGATCGCCGGCGGGATGTAATCAGCCCCGGCCGGCTGCTTCTGCATCTTGATGCAGTGCGCGTCCAGCCAGGCCATAAACCCGTCGATTTTCCTGAACTTGTTCCGCTTCATCGGCATCCAGTTTTCCTTGTCCAGGTGCCGCCGCTCCCCGCTGATCCGCACGTTGTCCGTGTACCAGGTCAGCATCGGGTCCCGGTTGCTCACCACCTGGCCCGCCAGCAGCAGCTCCTTGATATCCTTCATCGGGTCGTTCAGGGTGATCGGCCCCTGCCGCACCACCTGGCAGTCGAAGGCCTGGTAGTCCTTCCCGCCGCTCTCCAGCATCTGCCGGAGCCTGGTCGCGTTGGCCGGGTCGTACCCGATCGTCACGATCTCGTATTGCTTCGCCTGCTCCACAAACCAGGCGTGCACGTCCTCCTGCTGCACGTATTCCCCCGGCACGATCGTCAGGTACCCGCGCAGCTGCAGGCCGTAGTAGTCTATTTTCTCCTGGTCCAGGTCCACCTTCCGCTGCGGCACCCAGCTGTGCAGCTTCACGAAGATCCGCCCGTCGTCCAGCGGGAACTCCAGGGCCGCCGCCGTGAAGTCCTCCCGGTTGGACAGGTCGAAGCCGCCGTAGCACCGCCGGCCCAGCAGCGTCGCCTCGTCGATCTCCCCGGCGTTGCGCTTCAGCACCTCCGGCTGCACGAACGCCATGTCGTCGGCGTTCACCATGATGTTCAGCTGCTTGCAGATGAAGTCCGCCCGCTCGCTGGGGATGTGCTTGCACCGCTCCCAGCTTTCCTTCAGCGTCTCCAGGTCCAGCGTCACGCCGATCCCCGGGTTGGCCTTGATCCAGGTTTCCGTGTCGTCCACGTCGTCCGTGGGGTCCAGCTCCGCGATGTAGGCGAACATCCGGTCCCCGACCTCCGGCAGCAGCTTCCCGTACATCGCGTCCGTGAACAGGTCGTAGTAGTAGGCCAGCGGCCCGTCGATCACCTTGCCCATCGTCGTGATGTAGATCGCCAGCGGCTGCTTCCGTTTGACTGTTTTCCGCTTCAGGATGTTCAGCAGCCGGAAGTCCTTGTACTCGTGGATCTCGTCGAAGATGGCCCCGTGGGGGTTCAGGCCGTCCAGCTTCTCGCTGTCGCTGCTCCGGTTCTTGATCGTCGCGTTGGTCTTGTCGTAGTAGACCCCGTCCCGCAGCGTCCGGAACCTGGGCGCCAGGTAGGGGCTGGCGTCGATCTGCGCCTTACACTCCTCGAACACGATCCCCGCCTGTTCCTTGCTGTTGGCCATCAGGTAGATATCGGGCCCGCGCTCGCCGTCCTTGCAGGCCATGAAGGTCGCATTCCCGGCCATCATGGTGCTCTTTCCGTTGCCGGTGCCCACCACGATCAGGCCCTCCCGGAACCTCCGCAGCCTGGTCTTTTTGTCCACCCAGCCGTACAGGTTCGCCTCGATGAAACACTGCCAGCCCATCAGCACCATCCGGTCGTAGTCGCCCTTCGTCGGCACCAGGAACCGCTCGATGAAGTCCGTGGGCCGTCCGGCCTTGTGCCGGTCGAATACCCAGGGATAATCCGGATCCTTTTCGCTCTTCTCCAGGTCTTCCAGGAACCGCTCGCAGGCTCTCCGGACCTTCGCGCACGCCCCGATCCGCCCCGCCAGCACGTCGTCCGCATACTGAAAACACCGCGCCACCGCGGTGCTTTCCTCCGCCCCTTCTTTTTGCGGCGTTTCAGGGGCGTTTTGAGCCGCTTTCCCCTTCGCCCGGGTGTTTGCCCGTCCGGATCCTGTCCGGCATGTTCTCGGCCTGCCCGGGCCGCGCCCGCGGCGCTTTGTCTCCGTCTCCGCCGTGGCGGCTTCCGGGGCTGTCTCTTCCTCAAAGGTCGGCGGCTTGACCGCTGGCAGGTCGGGGAATCCTCTGTTCCCGTCAGTCCGGGAAGCTGTCGAAGTCGTCATCGATCTCCACGGTCGCCGCCCGCCGTTTGCTGGCCGTCAGCTTCAGCTCGCCCAGGTGCTTCCGCTGCTGTTCGCTGAAGGCCCTGTATTGTGCCAGGCTCTTGTTCTCCTGCCAGTACACCTGCCGGCCGTTCCGCCGCTCCTGGCCGATCCCCCGCTGCGCCACGTCGTCCATCAGCTGCTGCTTGATCTGTTCCGCGAAGGCGATGTCCGCCACCAGCATCTGGTCCGCCGCGGTGATCCCTTCCGGCCGCCTGTCGCAGGCATCGCAGAGATAATCGTACATGTGCCGCGCCCGCTTGTCCTCGATCCGTCTGAAGTGTTCCCTTCTCAGTGTCTCGTTCATCCTGTCCTGTCCTCCCTGCCCTAAACCTTAATAACACGGCAGCTGTGCTGCCCGATCCTTTCCAGCGTTTTCCGCTTCTTTTTGTCCCGCTTCTCCGGGTGGTTCTTTTCATGGCACTCTGCGCACAGCGCCCGCAGGTTGTCCGGATCCAGCTCCAGATCCGGACGCTCGCTGCGCGGGATGATATGGTGTACCAGGGTCGCCCGGTTCGGTCTGATCCCGATCCCGGCCCGCATCCTGTCCATGCAGTCCTGGCACATGCCCCCGTCCCGCATCAGCGCAACCTGCCGCAGGTGCTTCCACGCCGCGCTGTGATAGAACGGATCGCTCTTTTTGTATTCAGCCATCCGATCACCTCATAAGAAAACCCGGCGCGGGGACAGGTCCGGCCGGGCGCAAATGAAAGGGCGCCCGGGTCTGTTCCCGTTCGCCCTTCTTTGACAGCCTGAACTCTACCACGGGTCCCGCGCACCTGCAAGCACCCCGCGCGTGGGATACGTGTTCCCAGCACGTTCCCGCCTGTGGCCGCCGGTGACCACCCGTTCCCGCGTGTGCAACCCACGTTCCCGCGCGTTCAGACCGCGCTCCCCGGCGTGTCATCCTTCCTATCTTTACGCACAAAAAAAGAGCGGCCTGTCCTCCGCTCCGTTCCGTCCCGTTCACTCGCCCCGGGCCCATTTTTGCGCCGGTCCTTCGCCCCGGTCCTCCGGCTCCCGGCTGGCCCACTTCCCGCAGAAGCTCCCTTCCTCGAACCGCTCGCACCCGTTCCGGTGCACGCAGGTCCCGCAGTCCGGATCCGCGGCTTCCCTTCCATAGTCCCGGCAGTTGAACTTACTGTTCCGCCTCATCGTCTTCCCCTCCCTTCTCCCGCAGGTACCACGCCGGCAGCGTCGTATTCACCTTCCCGCTGCTCATCATCTCCAGCAGCTGCTCCCCGTTCCGCTTCGCCTTGCGCACGTATCCCGCCGTGTATTTTTCCTTCCGGGCGATCTCGCCCGTGTCCCATCTTTTCACATAGTAGTCATAAAGCACCCGGCTCTCCAGGTCCGGCAGCTCGTCCATCAGCGCGCAGGTGGCTACCCGCTCGGCCCGCTCCGCTTCCTTCCGGGCTTCCGCTTCCCGCTCCAGGGCGTCGATGTCCGCCAGGATCCGGCCGATCTTGTCCCGGTCTCCCATGGCCCGGCTCCCGCCGTTTGGATCGGCCTGGGGCGCACCGATGCTGTCGAGCACTTCACGCCATTGCTCGATCCTCTGCTGGATCCGGCCCAGGTCGCTCTTTGCCGCCCTGCACCGCTTCAGGATTGTCATCGCCTTCATGTCCCCAAACCTCCCCGGGCCTGCCGGCCCTTTTTATTCTTCCGACACCAGCCGCACGCCGCAGTGCTTGCAGAACCGGTCGCTCCGGTCCACCGCCCCGTGGCAGTCCTCGCACACGTCCCACCAGGTTGTCCCGTGGCCCTCCACGTCGATGTGCGCCGTGGCCCGCAGCTCCTTCAGCACTTCCCCGCAGATCTCGCTCCGCCGGAAAAAGCCGAAGCTCTTCGCCGGATCCGTCTCCCGGAAAGCGATCGCCAGCGCCACCAGGTCCTGCCTCAGCCCCTGCATGTCCTCCGCCAGTTCCTTCCGCTTCGCGTCCGTCATTTGCTCTCACTCCTTAAAACGGCAGGTCGTCCGGGTCCGTCTTTTCCATCCCCGTCTCCGGGTCCCGCTCCGCCGGCGCCGGCGGCGCATCCGCGTCCGTGGGCTCCCCGCGGCCGCCTTCCGCGCTGCTCAGGAACTCCACCTCGTCCGCCGTCAGCTCCAGCTGGCCCCGGGCGTCCCCGCCCTGGCCGATCCAGGCGTGGGCCTTCGGTTCCCCGATCACCGCCACCTTCCGGCCCTTCTTCAGGTATTTCGCGCAGGTGTCCCCCAGCCCACGCCAGGCCGTCACCCGCACGAACTCCGCATCCGGCTCGTTCTCCCGGTGGTAGCGCTTCCGCGCCGCCACCGTGAACGTGCACCAGTTCACCCCGCCTTCCGTGGTCCCCGTCTCCGGGTCCCGCGTCAGCGCCCCGGTGATAAAGTATTTGTTCATCTTTCCCCCTCCTTTTCTTCGATCCGGCGGATTACATCCTCCGCGGTCAGCCATCCGACCACGCCGCCGTCATCCACCAGGCTCCCGTAGATTTCCAGCAGGCCCTGCTCGTATCCGTAAGACCCATAATGGCATATCGCGTCCCACAGGTATTCCCCGTTCCTGCCCACGATGATCTGGTGCTTGTTTACCCGTGAACGTTCAGGCTCACAGTCGTCCCGGGTCACATCGTACCCGAAACGCTGGGCGTTTTCGCCGAGCCATTTCTCCAGCTTGTCCAGCTCGCTCACACCGTCACGTCCTTCCCCTGCACCAGCTGCCCGGCCGCGTCCCGGTATTCGCACTTCCGGTACAGGCTGTCCCCGTCCTGGATCGCCGTGGGCGCCGCCGCCTCCAGCAGCGCTTCCCGCAGCTCGCACTGGTTGATCTCGTTCCCCTCCCGCATGCACAGGATGCACTCGCTCTTCATCGCCGCCTCGGCCATGGCCGCCAGGTGCCTGTCCGTCACCAGCAGGTGCCGTCCGCTCCTCACCGGCCCGTCGATCCGCAGCTCATAGTGCCCATGCTTGGCATAGGCGCTGTAATACTCGTCCCGGCTCTCCGGCATGGTGGCCAGCAGCTGCTCCTGGATCCGGCTCACCAGCGTCAGCATCAGCCGCATGTCCCGCCAGACCCATTTTCCCGCCGCCCGGGCCCGCTCCCGGCAGGCCGGCGCGTTCACCCGCAGCGTGTTCCGCAGGATCATCAGGTTCAGCATGAATTCGTTCTCCCGCCGGTTCGGCTTGACCCTTGCCGGCGCCGCGGCTTCAGGGGCGCGGGCCGCCGCGGAAGAACCGCGATTTTTTTGCCCCTTTTCCGGGGCTTCCGCCCCGGCCCGCACGCCCTCCGCTGCCGGTTGCACCGCTCCGGAGCCCGGCCTTACATCTCCGGGCCCCGTCTCCTGTCCCTGCGTAACCTTCAGCAGCTCCGCCTGGAATTTTTCGGCCGCTTCCTGCTTTTCCTCCCGGCTCAGATACGGCGCGGCGGCCCGGGCGGCCTGCCGCTTTTTCTTTTCCCGCTGCCATTTCTTCCGGGCTTCCTTCATTTCCGCCGCCATGTTCTCCGCCTTCATCTGCCTGCTCATGATCACCGCCATCTTCCGCCGCGCCTCCTTCCCATCCTGCGGGTCTCCATCCGCTCCGCGATCGACACCAGCGCCAGGAAAAGACCGATGCCCACCGCGGCGCCGATGATGATGAACACGATATCCCGCTCCATCAGGTGCCCCTCCTTTTTATAATCATCCGGATGTTTGTCCAGCTGCCTGTCAGCTTCTCCGCCTGCCCCAGCGCCGCCGCCGGCAGGTCGTGCAGGTCTCTCACCAGGAACCGCTTCAGCAGATCCCGCCGGATCGCCGCCCGGAAGATCTTCCGGCTCTCCGCGTCCGTCAGCTGATACTTTTCACAGATCTCTTCCGCCCGGATCCGGATCAGCGCCTGCAGCCGTTTCACCTCCGCGTGGCTGATCGTCACCGCCGCCTGCCGGGCTTCCATTTCATCCAGCCGGTGCTGCATCCGCCCGATCATCTGCCCCATCTGCATCAGCAGCGCGCCAATCTGCTCCGTGTCCTGGTGCAGCTGAACCGCCGTATCCGGCAGCAGCGCCAGCGCCCGCTCCTTTTGATCTGCCTGCTCCCAGGCCTCTTCTGCCCGGTCTTTGATCTTTATGGTCGCTATACTCATTCCACCGCCCCCTCACCATCCACCGCGGGCATGCCGATCGCCGCATACATTTCATCAATCCAGCTTTCCAGGTTGCTCAAATGGCTGATCACAGCCCCGCGGTCCTTCTGCAGTTCTTCCCCGAAAAACGGCATGGAAGAGCACTCCCGCATAAACTCGCCTACCGCGTTCCCCAGCTGCACGCCCATGGGCTTCCGGCCGTAGTCCGCGCCGGCCCGCAGCGCTTCCAGCTCCGCTTCCGCATCCGCCGCCCGCTTTTCCGCTTCTTCCGCTGCGGCCAGCAGGTCGGCATGGTTTTGCTTCAGCGCGTCGTAGTCCATCGGCTTTCCAGCCCGCAGCCCTGCACGGTAAGCCTGTTCCCGTTCTTCGTCCATCTGGCCTTTCAGCTCGTCGATCCGACGTTTCTGCCGCTCGTAGGCCTGCGTCTGTTTGGACAGCTCGCACCGCGCCTGGTGCCGGTCGGCTTCCTTTTCTTTCAGCTGGCCCTGCAGCTGCCGGATCTCCGCCGCGGCGTCGGCCCCGCCGGCCATCTCGCCGCGCTTGTAGGCGTCTTCCCTTGCCTGGTCCAGCCGCTCCCGGTAGCCCCGCTCTGCGGCCCGCAGCTGGCCCTCCATCTGTTCCCGGTCCGCTTCCGCCTTCCGCAGCGCGTCCCGGATCTCCATGGACGCGCCGGTCTCCTGCACGATCTGCAGCTTCGCCTGCCGCAGCTGCTCCCGCAGTTCCTTCACCGTGGCCCCTTCCTCGGCCGCCTTCTCGGCGATCTCCTCCCGGGCCTCTTCGTCCAGTCCGCTCCCCAGTAGCATCAGCGCTTTGCTCATTTCCAGCCGGGCCAGGGCGCTCCCGTCCTTGATCTCCGTCGCCGCTTGCATGCACCGCTGCGCCTGCCGCGCGGTCAGGCCGGTCGTCTCCGTCACCCAGCTCTCCCACTGTCCGTGGGGCACCACCTGGGCGGCCTTCGCCTCGTTCAGCGTCCGTCCGATCCCGATATACCCGGTGCCGATCTGCTCCTTGTACAGATGGATCCTCGCCTCGTAGTCCGCCAGGGTCATCGCCCTGGTCTCCGTCGTTTTCGCCAGCATCGTCATGGTCTTTTTCCTCCTGTCCTTTGTTGTGTTTATTCCCTCAGGGTCCGCTCCTGGCTTTCGCTTCCCCTGCGGTTTGCATTAAATAAAAGGATTGTCCGGATCGTCCACCGGCGTCATCTTCATCTGCTCCACCTCGGCCCGCGGCCCGTTGATCTCCCCCGCGGGGATCCACAGCAGCCGCATCACCTTATCGCCGACCCGTTTTTTCTTCGTCGCGTTTCCCTCGCCGTCCCCGCTGGCGCTGATAATCCCGTCCGTCCGCAGATGCTTGTACAGCGCCTTCAGGCTCACCGGGAACTCCACGCCCTGCTCCCGGCAGAGCTTCTGCACCGCACCGAAGGCCACGTTCGGCAGCAGATAGTAGTATTCCGCGTCCACGTATCCGATCATCCGCTCCGTGGGCGGCGGATCCTTGGCGTCCAGCACCGTCAGGTCCTTCACTGCGGCCTGCTTGGAGTTCATCAGCTCCGCCAGGCTGTCCAGGAAGATCCGCGTCGGCTTCTCGCTCTCCATGTCCCTCGTCTGCTTTTTGCTCGCGTCCATCAGCTTCCGCCGGGCGTCCGTCAGCATCTTCTTCCCCTGCTTTCCGTCCAGCGCGCCGATGTCCTCCATGTATTTCAGCATCAGCAGGTACCCGATCAGGATGCAGGCCACCGTCTCCGGCGCCCGGTCATGCTGGCCGCCGCTTTCCCTGTGGATGTCCTCCCGCAGCTGCAGGAAAAGCCCGTGCAGCCGGTCGGCCATGCCGTCCGCCTGCTTCAGCAGCCACTTGATGTACCCCCGCATGGCCCGCTGCAGGTAGCCCTTCCGGGCCAGCTCCTGCAGATCTGTCAGCACCTTCCCCACCGGGATGTCCCCCTTGTCGATGTCCAGGATAAAATACCGGGCCAGGCCGCTGGCGCCGATCGCCGGCAGATCCTCCCCTGTGATGATCGCCACGCTCCGCGGCGGCGTGTTCACCTTGATCGTGCTGTCCGCGTTCAGTCTCCCGCGGTCCACCCCGTCGCCGAAGGCCCGGCTCAGGGTCTGCGCCGTGGCGGCCATCTGCCGCTTCTCCTGCACGCTGGTCACCGGGTGGTAGTCGTCCACCAGGATCGGCATGTCCTTCACCAGGAACGCCTTCTTCCGGATCTGGTTCCCCGTGTCGTTGAAGCTGGCCGGCGGGTTCTTCGCGTGGAAGTTCCCGAAGTGGCTCAGCGCCAGCGCCGCCGCCGTGGTCTTGTGGGTGCCGCTCTCCCCGTACAGAAACAGCGCGAACGCCGGCACGATGTCCGTCTGGCTCATCCATTCCCGCAGCGGGGCCAGGTACACCGTCCCCAGCAGCGCGATGGCGATCTCTTCCTTCATCACCTCCAGCAGCTTCAGGCTGGTCCTTGCCGCTTCCGGATACGGGATCTGGTCGAAGTCCTTCGCCCCGCCGCCGTCCAGCCGGTAGCATTTCAGCGCGTCCCCCATGTCCACCGTGATCCCGTCCTGGCCGATGGCCCCGCCGTGGTACAGGTAGCACCACTGCCCGCCGATCTTCCGCCAGCCGGTGTGGTTGTATTCCGTCACCCGCTTCGCGGTCAGCTGGCCCACCTTCTTCACCGCCCAGGCCACCTTGCCCTTGGTGGTGCTGCCCGGGGTCAGGCTGGCGTCAAAGCCCCACTTCTCCGTCACCCAGTTCATATTCTCCAGGTCGCTGGCCCGGATCACCACCCGGCCCAGCTTCCGGCCGTTCGAGTTCCATCCGTCCAGCACAAAGTGCTTGTTGACGTTCACCCCGTCGTCCTTCTCCAGCTCCATCCGCGGCAGCACCACGAAGTCGCACAGGGGCTTCGTCTCGCTGCCGGTCTCCTGGCAGATGCACCCGTTTTTCACCCCGTAGCCCTTCACCGCGCCGTACAGCTTCTCCGCCTGTTCCATCGGCGTCAGCCAGAAGGGCACCGCGTCCGGCTCGAAGTCCCGCGTCGCCGCCACCTGCCGGGCCAGCGCGTCCATGGCGTCCACGTCGCCCATGATCGCCACCATGTCGCTGATGTCGCCCTTCTCCGGCAGCTCCGGGCAGGCTTCCCGGATGTCCACCAGCCGCACCCGCTTCGCGATCTGCTGCAGCTTCACCGCCACGTCGTATGCGTGGTTCTGTCCGGTGTAGTCGTTGCCCTTGCCGTCGTTGTCCGGCAGAATGATCACGTCCGCGCCCTTCAGCCGCCGGCTGTAGCCTTCCCGCCACTTTCCGGCCCCGCCCGGGTTGCAGGTCGCCACGTGGCCCAGGCGCTCCAGCGTTTCCACGTCCTTCTCGCCCTCGACCACGTACACCGGCTTTCCGTCGGCGATGGCCTGCAGCACCTTCGGCAGCCGGTACAGCGTCGTGTCCCGGATCTCCGCCGGCACGCTGTTCACGAACCCGGCCTTGTTCGCCTTCGGATCCTTCGGATCGTGCACCCGCTGCCGGAAGGTCTTCCCGGGCTTCCCGTCCCTGTAGTGCAGCCGCACCACCTGGAACAGTTCCTTCCCGTTCTCGTCCGTGTAGCTGTACACCGCGTCCGGGTGATCCCAGTCCGGCTTCAGCTCTTCCTTCGGTTCCTCTGCCGGCGCCGGCACGGTGTGCACGGTGACCCCGCCCACGGTTTCCGTGTTCCCGGATCCGCGCTGCTTTTCGGCAGCGTTTCCCCCGGATCCGCTGCCGCCTGTCCGGTTCCCGGTCTCGTTCCCCTTGCCGCTCTTCGCGTCAGCTGATCTCCCCCTTGTGCCCGAAGGGGTCCGGGGGCGACCGGAAAGCCCACGGGTCTCCGGATCCACGATCAGATCCTTTGCGCTGATCCCCAGCGCGGCCATGATCGCCGCGCCGGTGCACCCTGCATGGCAGCACAGGTAGATCTTTTCCTTTCCGTCCTTCGGGCTGGCCTTCACCGTTGCCGTCAGGCTGGCCGTCCGGTCCTGGTGTGCCGGGCACTTCGCGGTGTATTCCCCGCTCTGGTTCGGACCGCTGACTCCCTGCAGCATGGTCAGCAGCTGCTTCAGATCCATCCCCGCGGTCCCCCTTTCCTGTCCATTTCCTTTTTGTGTGCCTGCATGGCCTGCCCCGGCAGTGCCTTAATACAAAGTCCGCTCTTTATTCCCAAGGGGCCGGCCTGTTTACTACCAGCTCCTCATTCCTGGTCATGTCGTCAAAAACCGGCGGCACCATGCGCATCTCATAAAACCGGCGCGGCTCTATGTGTATGCCGTTCGGCGTTCGCTTCACCAGCCTGTCCCAGGGGACCACATCAAGCCGGGCGACTACGCGCACCGTCTGGTACGGTTCTTTTCTCGTGTTGTAACAATCCGGCTCGCCGCCGTATTCAACACGCATCAGCCCCAGGTCAATGATCTCTTCCACTATTTTCCTGGCCAATTCGCTCCGGATACGATCCCGGGTTTCCTTTTCGTCTCTCAGCCTTGCAGCCATGCTGATGTCTATCCTCGCCGTGCTGATAAACGTCCCGCCCGGTATGGTCCCGGCATATTGAAGCTCCGGATTGTTTTCCAGCAGTTCCAGGCGCTCCCGCCATTCGCTGTTCTCCCTCTGAAGTCTGCTAACCTTATCTTCTGTAGCCTTCCGCAGCAGAACGGCGTTCTCTTTCTCGGCGCGCATCATCCGAAGATTCTCTATCAGCTGCCGCCGTCCGATTCTCTTCTTCATGATTTACCCCCTCAGATGATCTCCGTCTTTTCGAAGTAGACCACCATCTCGTCGATGTGCTCCAGCATCAGCCCGCACTCGCCCAGCTCCCGTTCGTCCTGCGCGGTCACGTCCCCGCTGGCCAGCACCGCCGGCGCGTTCTCCACCATCGCGTGGGCTCCGCCGCTGATCCGCTGCATGTCCTTCCCGGCGATCAGCCCGCGCCCCTTGGCGATGAACCCGTAAACAAAAGCCAGATGGTCAATCAGTTCCCGATACATTTCCTGTCCCTCCTGTCCTCAAATCCGTCCACGTCGTCGCTTTTTCACAGCTGCCGGTTGTTTCCGTCGTAGTCCTTCGGGTCGAAGCTCCTCGGGTCGTCCTGTACCGGCCGCCAGCCAGTGCGCCCCGGCACCAGGAACCCCAGCCACGCCACCGGGATCCGGCTCTCTTCCGACGCCTCCGCGGCCCCGGCGTAGGCCCCCAGCTTCTTCGCGGCCTTCATGCACCCTTCCACCGTCTTGTACGCCTGTGCGTAGCAGATCCGGTCCGTCCAGTACGGCACCGGATGTCCCGGCCCACCGTATCCGCACCCCTGGAAATACTGCCCATCCCGGCGCCTGATCACGTAAACCGTCATCCCTCCGCGCCTCCTTCCGTGTCTTCAAAGAACTCCATCCACGAAAAACCCAGCGCTTCCCCGATCCGCTTCGCCAGAGATACAGACGGCCGGCGCTCGCCAAGCTCAACAGCCGCGACCATGCGCTGCGAAACACACAACACCTGCGCCAGCTCTGCCTGCGTCAGCTTCTTTTCTTTCCTGAGCCGGGCCATCCTGGCCCCGGCGTCGTTCCTGATGTTCATCTTTTCGCCCCTTCCTGTTCTGATTGGAGCTTCATTTTAGAACTAATAGTTCTGATTGTCAACCCTTTTTATGAACTATTAGTTCATTTTATTTATGAACAGCCTGTTCTATAATGTTTTCAGGGGGTGGTTGTATGCTGTTTCCGGAACGTATTGCCGCCATCAGAAAAGAGATGAAAATTTCACAGGAAAAGATGGGTGAGCTCGCAAACGTCTCCCAGCGCACCGTTGCGTTCTGGGAATCCGGCGAGCGGATGCCGTCCCACGCCACCATCTCCGCACTGGCGGACCGTCTCGGCCTGTCCGTGGATTATCTCCTTGGCCGAACAGACCAAAAAGCAACAAAAAAACAGCCCGCCGACAACGACGAGCTGCTTGAGGATGTTATTGCCCGGATCCGGACGCTTCCGGATCCTGCGCTTTCGCGCCTGTCTGATTTTCTGGAGGGTCTTCAAGCCGGTCAAGAAATTGCCGCACAAGCTCCAGCTGCTGCGGATCAAGACGGCGAACCAGCTGGATGATCTCTTCTCTGCTCATCCTCTTATCCTTTCCGCTTCGGATCCTCTGCAATTTTTTGCGCGTTCCAATTATATCAAAGGAGGCCATGTTATGAAAAGATTCGCCACCCTGTTCCTCGCTGCCGTCCTGCTGCTGGCCGGTTCCGCTACAGCTGATCCGATAGATCTGTCCGGCCTGTCCTTTGATCAGCTGGTGGCTCTCCGGGAACAGCTGAACCTCGCCATCTGGAGCTGTCAGGAATGGAAGGAGGTCACCGTCCCCGCCGGCGTCTGGAAAGTCGGCGAAGACATCCCCGCCGGTCACTGGTCTTTCCGCCTTGCTGAAGACGACAGTTTTCCAACAGTATATTATTGCGATATTTTAGACAGCGCTGAAAAAGCACCTGGAATTGGTTGGAATGGCTGGATGGAAATATTTACTAATCTGGATCAAGTTGAAGATCTGAACATGAAGGAAGGCATGTATTTTATAAATAATTGTCCGATGATTTTTACTCCGTACATAAAGCCGGCTTTTTCCTTCTGACGTTCACATCGGCGCCCTGTTCCAGTTCCTGTACCACTTCCGACCCCCGTTGTACCACTTCCGCTGGAACATCTGGAGCCGTTGTTTTTCCTGCATTCGCGCCCTGTCAAAGGGCCTTTGTACCAGTGTACCAGCAAAAAAATATATATACCCCGCTACATTTTTTATCTTTCACATAAAAGGAGGCCTACTTCGTCTTGGGAACCGTTGAAAAACGCGGCCGAAACTCCTGGCGGATCGGCACCCAGGTCAAGATCGCCGGCCAGTGGCAATGGGTCCGCGCCACCCTGAAAATGGATCCGGCTCTCTCCGAAGACGTCCAGCGCCGGGATGCTCACCGCGAGCTCCGGAAACTGGAAGCCCGCCTGGCCGGCGAGCTGGAGAAAACCCCCACGCTGCGCGATTGGTCCGAGACCTGGCTGACAAAACACCTGGACCAGGACGCCAGCCCGGTCACGGTGGCCAACTACCGCTTCCTGCTTTCCTCCCGGATCCTGCCCCAGCTGGGGGACGTTCTCCTTCCGGATCTGACGCCCGCCCGCCTTACCGACTGGCTTTACAATCTCCGGAAGGACAAGCGGAAAACCACCCGCCTGCCGGACGATAAACTGAAGCGCCCCCGCCGCCAGGGCGAGCAGCTGATCACCGACGCCGCCGCGGCGAAGCCCCTCAGCGTGAAAACCGCCCTGAATTATTACGGCTGCATGAAGACCATGCTGGCCGCTGCCGTCCGGACCGGTCTCCTGGAATACAACCCCATGGACCGGGTGCAGCGGCCGAAAAAGCGCAAAAAAAAGAAGGCGACCCTCCCGGAACCGGAAGTGATCGCCCTCCTGCAGCTGATCATCACCGAAGCGCGCACGCCACTGAAGCTGGCCGTCCTCCTGGCCATGCTCTGCAGCCTGCGCCTGGGTGAAGTCGGCGCTCTGAAATATTCCGCTGTTGACTGGACCGCCGGCACCATCACCGTGGACAGGTCCCTGAAATATACGCCCGCCACCGGCTCCTTCATCGAAACCCCGAAGACGGACGCCGGCGACCGGGTGATCACGCTGCCGCCCTCCATGATCCGGATCCTGCACGATGCCATGTGGGCCGATGTCATGGAAGAACAGGACGAGCCGGACGCCTGGAAGGGTGCCGGCTGGATTGTTCACAGCCGCCACGGTGCCCGCGTAAACAAGGACACACCCAGCAAATGGTTCCGCGCCTTCGCCGACGCTCACGGATATCAGGGCGTCACCTTCCACGGCCTGCGCCATATCCACGCCACCATCCTCCTGCAGCACCGGATTGATCTGCAGTCCGTTTCCTCCCGCATGGGCCACGCGGATCCATCCGTCACCCTGCGCGCATACGCCGACGCCATGCCCGCCCGGGATCAGGACGCCGCCGCTGCCATGGATCAGCTCCTGATCACTTCCGGCGCCGAACCAGCTGAGCCGCCGCCCGGATCCGCGCCGGCAGCTGCGCCGGCAGCCGGCAGCAGCTGATCACCAGCTGCCAGGTCAGCCGCCAGGCATAAACAATAAAAGCCGTGCCCGGAAACCTTTATTTTCAAAGGGTTCCGGGCACGTTCTTTTTTTCCTGGGAAAGAATTATTGACGATTAATTATAATTATTAATCATTATTATTCATTATTATTCGTTACTATTCATTACTGTTAATTTCACACCCGACAGCTCACACCGACAGCTGACCGATCACCCGCCAGCAGCTCACCGGCTGCTGTTCTTTTTATGTTCGCCGCCGTCTTTTCCCTGGTTAAACCGGACACGAAGTGGATATTTCCCCCAATTCCCCCAGCCCGATCCTGTTGATCTGTAATGGTTTCAGCTTTCGTCTTGCCTGATTTTCCCCCAGTTTTCCCCAGTATTTCCACAAAAGCAACGCCCGCGGGGTAAATAAAAAGAACCCCGGAAGCCTTGAAAATTCCGGGGTTTTCTCCTGGTCGAAGTGGCGGGATTCGAACCCGCGGCCTTTTGGTCCCGAACCGGTCACCAGCTAACGCATAGAAAAATATACGGGTGGTATATTTATTTTACTGGTACAACTGGTACAACTGGAACAGGTGGTATTTTCTTCTTATTTATACGCTTTGGGTAAATTTGTACCAGTTATACTTTCTTAAGTGGAACAAATAATAAATAACTGGTACACAATAGGGATAGACCCCCTGAAAATTTTTATCATCCCACGCTGCAAAGGCTGGAAAATTCCCCGGTGTTCGGTTTCTTAGTCTCAGAATTTGACCCCAGGGCGGGATAGGTCCGAATACCATCGGCTGGTCGCTTATTCTAAGGATCGGCAGCGTAAAAGCGTATAAAATCGTATCACTTTTCTATGTCCGCGTGACCCGCTCCCATAAAGCTTGGCGATCTTTATTATTTTCTCGGCGGCACCGGTTTCATGATCAGCTGCCAGTATTCGATCTCGGCTGTCTTCCCTGTCGCGATCTGTACAAACACTCCGAACCTGTTAAACCCGAGCATCAGCCCGTTTTCTTTACTCCAGCCCCATACAATTCGAAGCGGCTGCGGCTTCTTTACTGTCCAGCGCGTCCACCCGTCCATGTGCCGCCCTCCTTATCCGTCTTATCCGTTTCCCTCTTCGTCGGGAGGTTCGATCATCACCGGCTCCGTTTTGACCTCCGGTAATCCTGTGGCAATGGAGGTGATCAGGCTGAGCACGAACGCGACCCCGGCCACGCTGAGCGATCTCAGCCAGTCGATGTCCGCGAACGTCGCCGTGAATCCCTCCACGCCGCACGCGGCCAGGAAGGTCTGCGCGAATGTCCTGATCGCCCTCACCAGGGCAGCCAGCGCGAACTTTTTCCAATCGAATTTCATCAGCACGTCCTCCTTATTCTTCTTTCTCTTTTGCTTCGGTGCAGAACAGCACGCCCTCATGCTTCGGGAAGATCTCCCCGGCCAGCGTCTCGTACAGCGTGTTCCGGTTGCCGTACAGGTCGCCGAGGTTGTCGTTGTAGTACTGCACGACCTCTTTTTTGAACGCGATATACGTCAGCGGATTCGACAGCGGCCCCTCCACGTCCACAAACCGGCTGACCGCGCCGTTCCCGTTTAGCGCCACCCGGATCCAGTCCCGGATGCTGTACTCTCCGTTCGCAGGCACGACCATCAGCGTCACCGCCTCGTTGCCGAACACTTTCTCATGCTCCAGCACCCTGTCCAGCGCCTCGGCCTTCATGGGGTTGCTCACGTATAGCTTCAGCGACCTGCTTATGTCTTCATAATCCACCATTACCTCCGGATCTTCCCGGAACATCGCCTTGACCGCGTTGGCATACTGCACCCACGGCGGCGCCATTTTTACGCTCTTTTCGTTAGTTTCCACCGGTCTGTCCTCCCTGTCTGACCTGCTGCATCTGTTCCTGTTCTGCTGCGTATGCTGCGGCCTTCGTGGCCCGCTGCGCCATGTACTGCGTCAGCGCTGTGATCTGGTCGTCCAGCTTGTCGTGGTCGTTTCCGCTTTTCAGGTGGATCATCACGGCCAGCTGCGTCCCCAACAAGTGCCCCATGTCGTCACTCTGAAGATCGAACCTTTTGTCCCCCAGGGACAACCGCGCCTCCACTTGCGTCATCCTCCCTTCCAGGTTTTTCACCCGATCACGGACGGATATTTTCTTCCATGCCTCGACGCCTTTTACGATTGCCACCAGCAGCCCCGAGACGGCGACGATCAGCGACAGGATGAACACGACCATCTGCAGCACTGACACACCCTCCGGGAGCTTCAGATCCTGCATCACGCAACACTCCCTTCCACGATCCGGCTGTTCGCCGGGTAGTTCGCCGCAATCGTCTCCGCCTGGGTCTTGTCCAGGCCGCTGATGATCACCGCGTATACCTTCTCGCTCTCTGCCGGCGGCTGTTCGATCTGCCCGATCGCCTTCTCCAGCGCGTCCCAGGTCATCGGCCCGCACACGCCGTCCGTCACCAGCCGGTTGTCGCTCTGGAAGGCGCGCACCGCCGCGGCTGTCGCCGTGCCGTAGTCGCCGTCGATCCCGCAGATCCCCAGGCTGTACCCCAGCTTGTCAAGCATTTCCTGCATCTCGCGCACCACGGTGCCCTTGCTGCCCTTCCGGATCGTCGGCCGCCATTTGGTTACGTTGTCTTCTGCCGGATCCGCCGGATCTGCTGCCGGCACGCTGCCGTCATAGGTCACGCCCTTCAGCTCGCCCCAGTGCGTCCATTTGGTGGCCGTGATCTTGCTGGTGGTCACGCCGTTCTGCGTGCCCATGGCTTCGATCACGGTGCCGTTGCCGATATATAGTCCCACGTGCCCGTATTTCTTGCCGTTCCACACGAACACTGCCGAGCCTGGCTCCAGTTCCTGCCCGTCTGCCCGCTTGCCCTTTTTCAGCTCGCCGGTCTCCGTGCAGTATTTCCGGAACATCGTGTCGCTGCCGTGGTACATGTACCCGCCCAGCTGCTTAAACGCCCACGAAAAAAGGCCGCTGCAGTCAGCGACCTTGTGCCCGATCCATTTGCTGCCGTATTTCCGGCCCTGGGCCCGGTCGGAATCCGTTGTCTTTTCCAGTTCCTTCTGCTTCGCAGCGGTCCAGTTTTCTCCCGCCGTGCCCCAGATATAACCCCACTTTTCGCTCAGCGCCTGCTCGAACTTCTCGATCAGCGCCGCCGTGGTGATCACTTTAGCGTTTTCCGGCATTACGTTTCCGCTCCTTCCGTCGGTTCCACGGCATTTTTTCCGGTGCGAACACCTGCGCCTCCGCGATCAGGATAACCGCGCAGATCCCGATGATAACCGCCCAGATCCATCCCTCGCTCATGCGTGAACCTCCGCAAACTCCGGTGGCAGCTCCGGCGCTTCGCTGATCGCCTTCTCCGCTTCCTCCGCCTTCTCCAGCGCTTCCAGGATCTTCCTCGCCGCCGCGGTCTCGATCTTCACCAGCAGGCTCTGCGTCCTGTCCGCCATCTCGATCGCGGCCCGCAGCTGCGCCTTCGGATCCTCGTCTCCGCTCCAGTCCAGCGGTACCCCGCACATTGCGCAGTAATTCGGCTTATTTTTCCACATGAAAACCACCTGCTCACCGCACTCGTTGCAGTATGTCTTCCCGTTGGCGGCCTTCTTCGGTTTGCTCTTGTCCATGGTTGTCCCTCCTTGTCGGTCTCTTTAGCTGATATAGCGCGCTGAAAACACCATATCAACCGTCATTTCCTTACTTTTTTACAATCTTAATTTGGTTAAAATAGCTCAATTCGCCGGAATCAAGAAGAGCTGCTCCGCCACTGATACTAAGGTATGTGCAATAAACTGAATTGCCATATTCAAACTGATACAAACATGTTGTTCCTGCTTTCAGTTCGACTTTTGTGTTTGGCGCGCTGTTAAGATAAGCATACAAGTCAACAAGCGGGATGAAATATATAGTGGCCTTTGAAAAACTTGTTGATGTATAAAATGTTCCGACACCATTCGCAACCGTGCAGATTTGACTAATTGATTTTTGTGTTGCCTGACTTGACCATTTATAGGCTCCATTTTTAAATGCAACCAGTAGATCCTCGTCCACAGGGTTGGACGTGCTGATCCCGCTGATCTCGCCCACAAAGTCGTCCGGGAATTCCAGCATCACCTGTGTATACGGCTCATACGTCGATGGCCCGGACGATGCCTTTTCGACCATCACGTTTGTCGGGTTTACCTCGCCCTGGACTGTCACCTGGAGCGTGACCGCTCCTTCCGGCGCCGTTTTGTGCATACTGACTCTTGTCTGTGTTCCTTCTTCCGGGGCTGGAAGCAGTCCGCCGCCTGTCCCAGAACTAAGCAAATCGCCGTTCGCGTCCAAAAATCTCATGGCGAGCGGCGTCATGTAGCTCCCGCTATAGTTGATCGTCGCGCTGAGATAATATTTGGCCCCGGCTTCCGCCGCGACGTCTGTCGTTCCCGGCTTCAGCAGGTTTTTCCCCGTCGGTCCGTTTTTGCCTGCTTTTACCCGGATCTCGTCCGCGATCGCCGTCAGCTGGCTTTCGTATGCTTTATACCCCCGCCCGGTTTTCGGAATGATAAATTCGTTGTCCTCCAACCATGTCTCCAGCTCCGCCTGGGTGTTGCTGCTGTTTTCCTCGTCAACTTCGGCGAGGAACGTGATCTTTTTGTATTTCGGGTCGGTCCACGCGCTCCCGTCATACGCTACCACTGTTCCGGACAGGTTGCTGAAAACAATACGCCCGTTCGATGACCTGACGCTCAGCTCCTGATACGCTACACCGTCGCATATAAACAGATCCTCGTCATTGATCCACACTTTGTCGGCTGCCGCGTATCCGCTTGCGGGCTGATTTTTGAATCTGACCGTTTTCCCTGTCAATACCATCAGAACTCCACCCCCGTCGCGTCGGCCAGCGTGCCGGTAATCTTGACCCCGTTTACATATGCCGTCTTATTTTCCAGAACGTCCCCGGCTGCCGCGTCCGCGTCACTGGTTGCTCCCGCCAGCGTGTAGCTGCCGTCCACCTTTACGCCGTTCACATAGGCGCTCTTGCCGCTCATGATGTCCCCGGCTGCCGCGTCCGCGTCGCTGGTGTCCGTCAGCGTGCCGATCTCGCTGATAAACTCCGCCGGGTATTCCAGCGGGTCCGTCCCGCCGGTCTTTGCCCGGATCGCGCTGGCCACGCTGGTCAGCTCTGTGTCCGTTGTAATCAGGTTCGCCATTTTCCCCTCTGTCCTCCCTCGTTATAGTTTATTAAAGTCTTCCCGCGTCATCACGCCGTCCACCAGTCCGGCCTCCATGGCCTCCAGCGCCGTAAAGCACCTGCTTTCCTCCATCCATTTCCGGATCTCGCTGCGCTTTTTGTGGCACTTTCCCCGGTATACCGCCGTGATCATGTTTACCGTGCTCAGCTTGCTCAGTTTCTGGTACGTCGTCCATATCCCGCCTTTATTGGCCATCACCATGGCCTTCGGCAGGTGAACCTTGATCCGTCCCGTCGGCACGATATACACCGGCGCCTTGCACCCGAAGGCCACCACCGTCGCGGCGCTCCCGGCATAGTTGTCGATCAGCACCCGCCCGTTGCATTTCTTTAGGTCATATAGCCCCGCCAGAATCCCGAACGCGCTGTCGATCACCCCGCCCGGGCTGTTGATGATCAGGTCGATTTTCTTGATCTCCCCGTATTTCTGCAGGCTCTTCCGAAACCTGTTTTCGTAGGTATAGCTGTTGGCCAGCTTGTCCGGCGGCCGTTCGCCGCTGTTGATAATGATCCGTATATGCCCTTCCTTGATCTGAAAGATGCTCCACCTTAGTTCCGATACCATAAAACCCTCCGCCTGTCTCGTTCCCTTATCCATTGTCAGAAGCTCTGGCCGTTTGCGCTCTCCAGTGCGAGCAGTGCCGCCAGTTGCACCTCCGTCATTGTTGTGTTCCCCAGGGTAATCGTCCCGGTAAATGCCGGGTTTTCCCTGTCCGCCTTGTCGGTGATCAGCTTGCTCGCGTCCGGCAGATAAAGTTCACCCTCCACCAGCCGGAATCCGCACAGCTGCACCGTGCCGGCATACTTCCGGCACACGCCGAAGCCGATCTGCTTCAGCCAGTTCACGCCCTGGTATGTTTTGTTGCCGCTGGTATAAGTGTAGAACTGGTTGCCCGTGGGGTTGAATACAAAGGTAAAGCTGACCCGTGTCCAGGTGGTGCTCGTCACCTCAATGTTATTCATGTCATACCCATTCGGGACTTTCAGATACTGGGCATTATACGGGCAGCACCCCAGCCACAGCCGAGCCTTGGTGTTCGCTGCGGTCATCCGGGCCCAGCAGCTCATTGTATAGGTCTTCCCGACCTCAAGCGCGTCGAGCTGTCCGTATCGCTGATATTTCGGCTCGCCGTTCTCCATCTCGATGGACCCGATGTTCCCGTAGTTCCAGATCAGCTTGTCCGCGTTGCCCCACCCGTTGCTCGGCGGATTGGTCACCGTAAACTGGAGGGCCTGCGTATACTGCGTGCCGTCTTCCTCCGTCACGATGTTTGCCCCGGTCAGGGTCACCACGCTCTCCGCGATCTGGTCCCCGGTTTCGTTACCCGAGTATCCGCCGGGATTACCGATGGAATCCAGCCACGGCTGGCTGGTCGCGTAGCTTCGGGAGATTTCACCGTAGGGAACCGTCACGGTGGCCACCGTGCACAGGTAGACTTTCACGGTCATGGCCGTGTGGGCGCCTTCCCGGGCCGCGATAGAGATTGTCGCGCTGCCCGCGGCAAAGGTCGCAGTCACCTTACTCATTCCCGTCAGCGCGTCATAGTTGCTGATCACCACGCCGTGCAGCACATAGGAACTGGTAATGTTCTCGTCCGTCACGGTGTACGTCAGCACAGCTGCCGCCGCCGTGGCGTCCTCCGCCGGGATGTTCAGCGTCTCCTCGATCACGGCGCTGCTCGGATATGGTCTCGACGTATACTGCGGCTGCTTGATCAGGTTCGGCCCGTTCAGCTTCTTCATCCCGGCGGCCATCAGCTCCGCGTAAAATGCCGCCTTCGCCGCTTCCAGCTCCGGCACGCCGTTGTCGATCTGCTCGATCGCCTCCGCCACGTCCTCCTGCAGGTCCGCCATGTCCCCCTGTAGGTCCTGCATGTCGCCTTCCAGGTTGCCCATGTTCGTCCAGAGCAGGCCTGTCATGTGGTTCCGGGTCTCTTCGCTTTTGATGATGCCCTGCGCCATTGTTTACTCTCCTTCGGGCTCTTCTTCTTCCTCAGGATCTATTGATTCACTGGGGGGGGTATAAGTCAGCTCGTTGCTCACGATCGTCCCCGTCGTCATCGTATAATCCCCGGCCTCGAACGCGTATTCGCTGTTCTCCAGCGTGAATGTGTGGCTGATCTTCGGCGCCGTAAAGCTCCCGCTCGTCACATACAGCGGCTCGCCCTCGTCGTCCAGTGTCAGGATAAAGCTGTACTGCGTCCCCGGGATCAGGTTCGTATACGCCGCCTTGATGTCCCCGTTCGCCTCCGCGCTGATCACGCACGCCGGCGCCGGGTTGCTTTCTCCCGCAACCCTGGCCAGCCTCAGCCGGCTGCTCGGCTTGGTCGTTCCGCTCGGCAGGTCGCCATACAGGATCAGCTTCCCGCTCACCGTCACCCAGCCGATCTCCACGTCGTTGAACAGCCATTCATTCAGCACCACCGTGCTCTCGTCGATCCGGCTGTCGCTGATCTCCTTCGGCAGGCTGCTGATCGTTCCCGTGCTCACGCTGAAGGTCCCCAGCAGTGTCTTCAGCCGGTGCCACAGATAAAGCAGGCCGCTGTCGTCAAGCCTGTTTGCCATCCCTCACACCTCCCCGTCAGGTTTCCGGGGTTGCCAGGATGGTCTCGATCTGCGCGTTGGTGATCGCCGGCAGGTTTGTTGTGTTGAAATAGTCCGTCAGGTCCAGCGTCGCCGCGCCGATCCGCTCGAACTGGCTGTCCGTCGCGTTCCACACGTACTCCTCCCACTCGTCCACGCCGCTCTCGCTGTTCGTCGCCGGGATAAAGTAAAATGTGCCGACCACGCCGCTCACCGGCAGCTGCTGCAGAAAACTGAACTGCAGGTCGATCTTTCCGCTCAGCGCGTTCTCGATCGCGGTCTTTACAAAGGCCGTGCTCGCCGCCTGGGTGGTGTTAGTGCCCGCCGCCGCTGTCGGCACTGCCGGCGTCCCCGTGAATGTCGGGGAGGCCAGGGGCGCCTTCTCGTCCAGCGCTGCCTTCACGACCTTGCTCTGCACCGGGTTCACGCTGTTGCTGACAAAGGAGGAATCAACCGGAACATTCACCTTTTTCGTCGAGCTGTCCGGTGTCAGGTCCGTGCCGCCCATTTGCACCCCCAGCACCGGCACTTCCACGTTCACCTTTTGTTCGCCG